TTAAATATTAAACAAATCATTAAAGGATTCTACTATAGTTGGGTGAGTATAAATAGTATCTCTTAGAACTTGGTAAGGTATATGTTGATCAATTGCTAACTTAATTAAATTAATAATTTCTTCTGATTCTTTGCCATAAAGTGTAGCACCTAAAATCAAATCAGTATCTTTATCGATAACAACTTTGAAAATGCCGCGAGCGTCATTATTAATCTTATGTCTCGGAATTTGAGCGACAAGTAATGTATTTTCATTATAATTATAGCCTTGAGATTGAGCTTCTTTAGCTGTTAAACCTACTCGAGAAAATGGTGGATCAATAAAGACAGTGTAAGGAATTGTACCGCGGTTAAGTGTAGTACGCGATTGGTCACCATATAGTGTAGATTTTAGAATTCTAAAGTCGTCCAGAGAGATATAAGTGAATTGTAGCCCGCCTTTGACATCTCCAACAGCATAAATATGTTCGACTGAAGTTTGAAGATGCTCATTCACTTTGATTTCACCACGTTCACCAAGTTCAACACCAGTTTCTTCAAGCGCTATATCAGTATTAGGTATACGACCTGTAGCTATCAATACAGCGTCAGCTGAGAAATTGCCTTTAGAAGTTACAATTGTCGTTTGGTTGTTGTTATTTTTAAATTCTAGCGTATCTGCATTTGTGACAAAGGTAATCCCTTTGTCCTCTAAATCTTTAATTGCATGTGCAACCACGTCTTGATCTTCACGTGGCATGATATGTTCGCCGTGTTCTATAACTGTGACTTTTGAGCCAAAATTAGCAAACATTGAAGCAAATTCTAAGGCGATATAGCCTCCACCAATGATTACTAAATGCTTAGGTTGATATGAAATATTCAATAAACCTTGTGAATCAAATAAATGTTTAGCACTTTCGATACCCGGGATAGATGGAATATTCGATTTTGCGCCTGTATTAATAACAATTCTATCCGCAGTTAAAGTATGTACAATAGCACCATCCTCGTCTAGTAGATTAACTTCAGTATTAGATTTGAATTGCGCTTTGTAATTGAATACTTCAATGTTTGTATCATTTGCTAAGTTATCATAGTTTTTCTTATTTAGTGCGCTGACTACGTCTTTTTTTCTTGAAAAGGCAGTACCAAAGTCTGTACCATCAATCCCATCATGTACGAGTACTTTAGACGGGATACAACCGTGGTTGCTCAATTGTGCATACTTCCATACTAAATTAATAAAAAATTATTTGGTTTATTTTCAACGAATGCTTACGGCCAGTTGGTGGTCCGTCATCTATAATATAGTCGAATTCAATTGACTTAATCGCCATTTGTACAAATTCGGCTTTATCCTCAAGCGTGGATACATTCCACATTTCTAAAAGTAATTTTTTATATTTTTTAACGCCTTCAATATCAAACTGTTTTTCTACTTTGTTTTCAGTTTGACTTTCATATTCTTTAATAGCCTCGTCAGTTTCTTTAATTAAATCAAACAGCTCATCTTCCTGCATTAACCCGTTCGCATATAACTTATGATACCTTTTGCGTTGTTCCATAACTTTGTGGATATCAACAGTTATTTCAGGCTCACTTTGTTTTTCTTCAATTTCATATTTCTCTAAATTTAGATTGAGTAAGTAGTCATAAAATACTCGTAATACCTCCCGTTCTTTTATATAAACTGGTTTTAAGTTAGGCATTATTTTACAATTGTTGCAGTAATAATTTTTATGCGTTGTATAGCCATTTTGTGTTTTCTTTCGATTGGTATTCATCGTTAATTTAGCGCCACATGTTGGACATGTGAGTTTACCCCTAAACACAGATGTGTGAGCAACTACTTTTGTATTTACACGTTCATTCAGTCTATCTTTAATTTTATTGTACATTTCTTCGGTAATAATAGGCTCGTGGTTATTCTCTAGGTAAACACCTCCCCATTCAAAGTGTCCTCTTGTGAACGGACTTCTCAATGCTCGTGTGATTGACCTATCTTCCCACTTTCTATTGTTCGGTGGTGGAATATCTGAATTATTTAATTTACGTGCTATTGATTTAGCGCTCTTACCTTTTAACGCCTCCTCATAAGCAAATAGCACAACTTCTTTATATTTATTAGGCACAAACTTATTATCGACACGATCATAATAAAACGGTGGAGTAGTGAGCATGATACCTTTTTTAAGTGCTGCAAGTTTACCCATTTGTGTACGTTCTCTAATTGTCTCACGTTCCCATTCAGCCATCGCACCTACTAATGTAACAAATAATCTTCCCATTGCAGTTGATGTATCATAAACTTCTGTTGCACTCCTAAACGCTACATTATTCTGTTCAAATATCTCTAGTAAATCTAATAGGTCACGCACATTACGTGTAAGTCTATCTAACTTATACACTAGGACTAAATCAAACTTATTTATATCATTCATCAACCGTTGTAATTCTGGTCTATCACGTTTAGCACCAGAGAAACCAGCGTCTATAAATGTATCAGATACAGTCCAATCATTTATCTCGCAAAACTGTTTTAGCTTACGTTCTTGCTCTTCGATAGAATAGCCATGTTCTTTTTGCTCTAGTGTACTGACCTGACACGAACGTAAATAGCTACGTCCATAATACATCACTCCTTTAAAAGAAAAGGGTACGCAGAAAGTGTGTACCCTTACCTTAACCGTATTTTGATATTACAAAAACATAAAATAGTATAAGAAAACCAACTAGGAAGAAAAAACAACCGCAACCTCCCATATTCATGTATGTATTAGCTAATTGTTCTCCAACTTTTGATTGTTTCCTACTTTTACTTTGATTTGCAGCTTTAAGTTCTTTAAAAAGATAAGCGAATACGCTTATAGCAATTAAAATACATATAACGCCTATAAATGTCGCCATATCATTACCTCCTAATTGTTATAAAGATAATGATAGCAAAGCGCCATAAGAGGCGCTATAATTATTCGAATATTTGATAGTTATAAATCACTTTTCCTATTACTTCTATTTCTTCTAAACTTTCTAAATCAAAAGTATTCGTTTTAAATTCATCTGAATAACTCACAGGATCTAAATGTAATTTCGTTTCTGTTCGTCTCACTCGCTTTACAGTATATTCACCACCCAAACGCAAAACTAAGATATCGTTATTATTCAATCTATAATCTTGATTGCGTCTGTAATCGTGAATAATTATGTATGAGCCATTAGATAACACTTTGTTCATGCTATCTCCGTTCACTTGTAAAGCAATACACTCTTTAGGGTTTCGACCATTAAAAGCAATATCAGGCACTTCTAATTCTTTAGTATCTACTTCCACAGTTTCGAAATTACCAGCTGACACTTGCCCATAGTATGGTACTTGGTAATATTTATCTATCTTTTCAATTGGGACGATGTCATCTTCCAAACCTATTAAATAATCCATACTTACACCAAAATAAGTAGCTAATTGTGATACAGTTTTTGCAATTGGTTCTGATTTGTCATTTTCCCAGTTAGATAATTTACCTTTAGTAAAACTATTCCTTTTATCCTTACTAGGAAATTGGTTATGTAAATCGTCGCTAAGTTGTTGCAACGTCATTCCTTTTTGCTTCCTTAATTTTTTAATACGTGAGCCGAAAGTCATACCATTTCCTCCTTTTGATGTAATATATTCGCTACATTTATAATATACAACATATGTAAAATAATCACAACACTTATATAGGAATAAATAAAAAAAGTTATAAATTTACGACAAAAACATTGACTTAGGTTACATTAACGTGTACTATAATAGACAAGTCGTAAAAACACGACAGAAAGAGGTGTAAAGATGAAAGGTTATAGCAAGCTTAAAGGTCTATTGAAAGAACGAGGTATTAATCATGATGAACTTGCTGATTTACTTGATGTACACAGGGTTACAGTAAGCAACAAGTTAAATCGTTCGCACGGTGCAGACTTTACAATGACAGAGGTCAGAAAGCTGTGTTTGTACTTAGAAGTAAGTGCAGACATATATTTTTTAAATGTAAGTCGTGAAAACACGACAAAAGAACCACAAACAACTTAAAAAGGAGGAACTTAAAAATGAATGAATTACAAGTTTTTCAAAATTCACAATTCGGAAATTTAGAAATTTTAACTATTGAAGGTAAAGAATGGTTTCCAGCAATTCAAGTAGCAGAGATTTTAGGATATACCAATCCAAGAAAAGCTATTAGAGACCATACAAAAGAACGTGGGGTAACGATTCGTTCCGTCATCGACTCATTAGGCAGAAACCAAGATAAGAAATTCATAGACGAAGGTAATTTATATAGATTAATCACACGCTCTAAATTACCTCAAGCGGATGAGTTTGAAGAATGGGTTTTTGAAGACGTTCTACCTTCCATTCGTAAACATGGACTTTACGCCACAGACAATGTAATCGAAAATACATTAAATAATCCGGATTATATTATCAATATCCTAACTGAATATAAGAAAGAAAAAGAACACAATTTAGTACTTAAGCAACAAGTTAAAGAAAACAAACCTAAAGTACTATTCGCAGATTCAGTTGCTGGTAGTGATAATTCAATACTCGTAGGAGAATTAGCGAAATTACTTAAACAAAACGGTGTTGATGTTGGACAAAACAGATTATTCAAATGGTTAAGAAACAATGGTTACTTAATTAAAAAGAGTGGAGAGAGCTATAACTTACCAACTCAAAAAAGTATGAATTTAGAAATATTAGATATAAAAAAACGCGTAATTAATAATCCGGACGGATCTAGCAAAATTACACGTACACCAAAAGTAACAGGCAAAGGACAACAATACTTCATTAATAAATTTTTAACAGAAGAACTATAACCCACAAACAAACAACTTAAAGGAGGAAATGGAATGTTTAAGAAAAAGAAGAAACGTAACAAAGATTTTAAATTGTACACAAACGTAAGAGAGTTAAAAAGCTTAGTTAATGAGTTCAAAAGTTTAGTTGCTATGACAGAAAATAAACAAATGGAATTAAAAGAGGTAATGAGTGAATTTGAAAGTTTAACAGCATTGACGGAAAACAAATTAGATCAGATTAATAAATTTAAATGGAAGTACAAAATCAAATAGGGCAACTAAAGAGTCGCCCCATATAAAGACTAAGAAATTTTCATTTCGGTTTTGCATTTCGGACATTTAGCTTTAGATTTCTTTAAATCCACTTTGTATTCCTTACCACAGTTTATACAGTGAATTTCAATATATCTACTTGCTTTGTCTAATGCTTTTTCAAAGTCTTTCATACCTTTTATTTTTGCACTCATGCACAACACCTCCCTTCATTAAGGGATAACCAAATTATACACGAAAGGAGTGATTGTAATGCCACCACACATTCAAACAATGATGTTCAATTTTTTTGTTGAACGAGGCTATCTTGAACAAGCTATTTCAAATATTAGGGAGGGATTAGATGAGTAACTCAGATAAAGCATTCTTAATATCAGGCATGATGTTCAACGCAGTATTTTTCCTGCTCATGTTAGTAGAAGTGGTCATCACTAAGTCAGCAGGATATGCACTATTCGCAGCATTAGCAACTTATGTATTTTTCGACCAATGTTACTACAAAATAAAAGACTGAATGCTATCGGCAAATAGCAAACAGTCGGAGACTTTTAAAATTATATGTACTTAAAATTTACAACTAAATTAGGAGGCAGTCAAGTTGAAACACAAATTACTAAAAATTGCTAACGACTTAAATGTATTAATTGTTAACAACAAAGAAAGTGTTGAATGTCAATTCGGAACAGGAATTCGTGATGACGAAGTAGTCCTATTCTTCTTTCATCACTCAGACGAGTATAAAACAGATGTTAAGAACATTATGTTCGCTGAATTTCATACATCAGAAGAACTTCATGACAAATTCGAATTAGCTAAGAAAGTAATCAAAGGAGAGTGCTTGATTGATGAAAGAAACAGTCACTTACCTAATTAAGCTAAAGAACGCACCTTACGACTTATATATCAGAAACAGACCTAATGCTCCCGAAGATACAGATTATACAAGAGATAAACGTAGAGCAAGAGAGTTTGACGGTTTAGACAAAACCTCAATAGACATGACACAACATGCAGCAATTAAAAAAGTAGTAACAGAAACAACTAAATATGAGGAGGTAGGACTTGATGACTGAACAACTTAATTTATATCAAAAAATAGCTGATGTTAAAGCTAATATTGACGGCTTCACTAAAGATACTAAAGGTTACAACTACTCATATGTTAGTGGATCTCAAGTGCTTCATAGAATAAGAAACAAGATGATTGAACATAATTTGTTACTTATACCAAAAACATCAGAAGAAAATTATAAGCAAATTGAGGTAACGAGATTTAATAAAAAAGCGTCGCGTGAAGTTACGACAACAGAGTTTGTTGTAGAAATGAAATTGACTTATGTATGGATCAATGCTGACAAACCAGAAGAACAATTCGAAGTAACTTTCTATGCAGTAGGTCAACAAGACGATGTATCAAAAGCACATGGTACTGCATTAACTTACGCAGAAAGATACTTCTTAATGAAATTCTTCAATATTCCGACTGATGAAGATGATGCAGATGCAAAACAAAAACAAGAAAAATATAACAAGGTAAGTAGTAAAACGGTTGGCGTTCTAAAACAAGAAGTGTTTGATTTTGTTGATTTGATGAAGTCATTAGGAAAAGACGTAACGCAACAACAAGCAGAAAGTACATTTGGAATACAAGATTACACGTCAATGTCTGAACAACAAGCAGTAACTACAATCAATAACATTCAAGCAATGGCGAAAAAATATAAGGAGAATACAAATGACTAATTTAACGATTTTAACAGGACGTATCACTAAAGATTTAGAACTTAAACAAGCAGGACAAACTCAAGTAACTAACTTCTCATTAGCAGTAGACAACCCATTCAAAAAAGACGACACTTCATTTTTTGACATTGTAGCGTTTGGTAAAACTGCTGAACTACTTAATAACTATTGTGGTAAAGGTAGCAAAATCTTAATCGAAGGCAACTTGAAACAAGATAGATTTCAAGACAAAGAAGGAAACAATCGTTCAGTAGTACGAGTGATTGCTAACAGAATTGAATTCTTAGATAGCAAAGGTAGCAACCAACAAAACGGCCAACCTCAACAACAAAGAGGACAAGCAACAGCAGGAAATAATCCATTTGATAATGGTACAGACATCGATAACTCAGATTTGCCTTTCTGATTGGACTGATATAGATGCCGATTATTAAAAATTACATCATTCAAGACGACGGTACAACTACCGTTGTCATTGAGGGTGTAGAACTAGATAACAAAACTTCACTCTTGCTTGATAACGGGTTTGAAGTAGAGGTAGATGTGCAAGTCGTAGACCCTTTCAGAATAACCGGAAAACAACGTCGTAAGATATTTGCACTTGTAAAGGACATAGAGGCTCATACAGGGCAACCTATGGACTACATGCGCCATATGTTCATCGAATACGTTCGGACTTACTACGGCTACGACAAGCGCATCTCATTAAGTGATTGCACACGTACACAAGCAAGCCAAATTATCGAGGTTACATTGGACTGGATATTTCATAACGATATACCACTTGCATATAAAACAAGCGACTTACTCAAGCAAGACAAATCATTTTTATATTGGGCTACGGTCAATCGTAACTGTGTTATCTGCGGTAAACCACATTCAGATTTAGCGCATCGATACGCAGTAGGTAAAGGTCGAAATCGTAACAAGATAAATCATGTAGGTAACCAAGTATTAGCGTTGTGCAGGAACCACCACACAGAACAGCACCAGATAGGAATGGACACATTCAATCAAAAATATCACTTAACAGATAGCTGGGTTGATGTGGACGATCGACTAAATAATATGCTTAAAGGAGGTAGTGATATTGGCTGAAGTATCATGGATAAAATTAAAAGTCGGAATGTTTGATGATAGCAAAATTAAATATATAGAGGCATTACCAGAGCGTGACACAATCATAACCGTTTGGGTTAAGTTGCTAACTCTTGCTGGTAAATACAATGAACAAGGTTACATCATGCTATCAGAAAACTTACCTTACAACGATGAAATGTTAGCTAATGAATTCAATCGACCTATTAATTCAATCAGATTAGCAATGAGAACTTTTGAAGAATTAGGAATGGTAGAAGAAGTCAGAGGTGCATACAAAGTTAAAAATTGGGAGAAACATCAAAGTTTAGATAGTAAAAGTAAGCATAACGAAAAGAATAGACTTCGACAACAACGATATAGAGAACGACAAAAACAAAACCAAATAGGAAATAACGTTACCGTAACGTTACGTAACGATACAGAAGAAGAAGAAGAAAGAGAAGAAGAATATAAGAATAAGAATAGAGAAGATAGAAGTAACGACGTCTTCTCAAAAGCAATTAATTATGTAATCACATTTTTAGATAATAACTTAACCCCTTATCAAATGGAACAGATAGGATATGCAGTCGACGATATAGGGGAACATGCTGATGAGGTTATCGAAATTGCTACTGATTACACGAATGAAAAAGGGTGTCATGTTGGTTATTTAATTCAAGTTTTAAATAATTGGGCTAAAGAAAATGTGAAAACTAAAGAAGATGCTCAAAACAAAGTAAAACCTAAACAACAAGCAAAAGGAACTTTACTAGACGACATATTGAACGAGGAGTGATAACAAATGCCTATGACTAAAAAAGAGGCTGCAATCATTCTTAATAAAATCAATACTATTTACAATATGAAGTTCGATAGTGACGAACAAGTTTTGAAAGAATGGCTACACCTATTAATAAAATATGGGGACTATCAACCGACATTATTAAAAACAGAGCAATACATCAGAGAAAAGAAGTATAAACCTACTTTATCTGACATATTAGCTTATAAACCTAAAACAAAAGTGATTGACACGATACCTAAAGAACAAACTAAAGCATACAAATTACAACATGACCCAGAATTTAAAAAACGTCATGAAGAACGTAAGAAAAAATGGGCGCAGATGAAACAAGAATGGGGTGTTGTAGATGAAGAATATTGATGTTTTATCAACCGAACACGCTATTGTGTCTAATCTGATGAACTACCCTAAATTGTTAAGTAAGTTAAAACTCAAACCTGTAATGTTTACAGATGTTACTGCGCAAAAATTTATCGAGTATATACTTGAACAAGGCAAAGTAGATGTAAACGAGATTTACTACAAAAGCAGAGAAGATGCTGAATTTATACCAACTAAGGTATTAACCCAATTGTATAACTCTAAAGGTACAGACAAAGTGTTTTTTATGCAGGATCAACTAAATATCTTAAACAACTACATTTTGAATAAGGCTAAGGTCGAAGTTAGCGAGTTTCAATCAGTACCAACAAAAGAGAATTTTACTTATCTAATCGACCAATTAAAAAGGTTAAGTGAGTTAAACATTGAGAAAGACAACCCGACAGACCAATTTCTAACAACTGTTATGGAAAACATCTTATCAGATACGCCTAAGACGTTTATAACGACGAACTTTAATAAGTTAGATGAAAAGATACATGGCTTTGAAGAAGGACAATTAAACGTGCTTGCAGGGCGACCTAGTACAGGCAAAACTGCCCTAGCATTAAATATGATTTGGAACCTGACACAACAGGGGTATCCGACTACCTTCTTCAGTTTAGAAACTGGAGGTAACAACATTGTTGAACGTCTAACGTCTGCGATATCTGGTGTGCCACTTTATAAGATTAAAAAGTCAGATGGGCTAAATGATGATGAAGTTGAAAGAATAATGTCAGCAATCAACGACATTAAACAACATAGCAACTTTAGAATTGAAGATCATGCTCAAATTACACCACAAGATGTGAGAGAAATTGCTATGAGGGATAGCGATAAACCACAAATTATATGTATCGACTACTTGCAGTTAATGAAATCTGACTTGCCACAAAAAGATAGACGTTTAGAAGTTGAAAAAATTAGTCGTGATTTAAAGATTATAGCTAAAGAAACAGGTTGCTTAATCATTGCTTTATCACAATTAAGTAGGGGTGTTGAAAGTAGGCAAGACAAACGCCCTATGATGTCTGATTTAAGAGAGGCTGGGGGCATTGAGCAAGATGCGAACATGATATTCATGCTTTATCGAGATGACTATTATAACCGTGAAATTGCAGATGATGAAACTGGTAAATCAGATATTGAGTTAAACGTCGTTAAAAATAAAGACGGTGAGACGGGCGTTGTTGAACTTGAATTCTACAAAAAAACACAGAGGTTTTACTAATGATTATTGCAGAATTACAAACGTTGTTAGGCGACTTGTACCGTAACGATTACAAAGATGACCCAATCATTCAAAAAAGCATTTTAGAAATGGGTTGGGCAGTAGATAGATTATTAAAAAATGAAGAAATAACCTTTTTTGATGATTACGATAACGTTAAATCAAAAATATTAGATGAAACAAAGTGGAGGCAAAGCGATGGGACTTATAGAAAATCAACCTAACGCATATAGCCTATATGAAAGTGACGGTTGGGAAATGCTTAGAGTACTACCTAGAGATGACGGTACTTTCTATCTTGCTAATAAAGGAGGAATGAGTGATAAGTACTTTAAAGTATCTGTGACTAAAGATGAGTTAGCAAAGATGAAACGTAAGCATAAATTATTTAGAAAAGAAGAATTACAACAGCAGACAACAATAGATGAATTCTTATTCTAGGAGTGACAACGTGAGTAAATACAATGCTAAGAAAGTTGAATATAAAGGTGTCGTGTTCGATAGCAAAGTCGAATGCGATTACTACCAGTATTTAGAAAGTAACTTAGGTAAGGGATATGACCGTATCGAGTTGCAACCTAGATATGAGTTGATACCTAAATTTGATAAGCAACGTAAAACAGAATATATCGCAGACTTTGCACTATTCAAAGATGACGTGCTGGTCGAAGTGATAGACGTAAAAGGAATGCCAACAGAAGTAGCGAAGTTGAAAGCGAAAATGTTTAGACATAAATATCCGAAAGTAAAACTCACATGGATATGTAAAGCGCCTAAATATACAGGTCAAGAATGGATAACGTATGAAGAATTAAGCAAAGTACGCAGAAAGCGTAAGAAGGAGAAGATGAAGAATGGAAGAAATTAAGAATAGCTTAAATGAAAATTTTTTATATGAAGCATCTCCAGAAGATTTTGGAGTAGAATTTATGCCTTATCACTGTAAGAACTGGGTTTTCAAACTAGTCAAAGATGAAACAAACGATAAATATTACATGCAAGATACGTATTGGAATTACGGCCCAGAAATTATTGAAGTTACATCAGATAATATCAATCTTTTCAAACCACTTTTTGATATGAGAGAAGTTGTAAAAATGTCGTTAGATGATGATGAAAAATTTATGTATGATAACGACGATTTATTTTACGTGTTAGACCAAAATCAATTCAACCATAGATTTTCTCTTTATAGAAAAAAAGATGCAAAAAAGAATGTTTATAAGGAAATTGAAACTAAAGAAGAAATTTTAAGGGGTAAAAAACGTGAATGTAAAAGTCTTATCGACGAAATAAAGGAACTCCAAAAAGAAATAAAACACAAAAAGTCACAAATCTAAGAAGAAAAGAGTGATGAGCAATGTCTAAATTAGCAGTTACATTCAAAATCGAAGGCACAGCTTACATTATTCCGGATAACGAAAAGCAGACGGAAGAGCAGGTGCTTGAGATGGCAGAAAAGTACCCTAATGAGTTTGACAAACACTTAGATATTAAACAAGTAGAGAACCTTAGCGTTATATCAGAGGGGTGGAAGTGACACCATGCCTAAAGCGAAAAGAATTATGTACAAAGGTCAAGAATACACATTATCGAAAGTCGAAATTAATCAAATGCGTAAAGGTAAGGTAACGGCCGATGCATTTGAGGAACGTATCGCAAAGGGTTGGAACATTAAAGATGCGATTTATTTAAATCATAACTTTGTACCGTTTAAAAATGATGTGTATCTAGCAGTACCAGTATTTAATGATACTTACTACATTAAAAGGTCAGATTTTGAAGATATGCGACAAAAACATAATCTAAGCACACGAAAAATATTCTCAAGAGTTAGAAAACAACCTATCGAGGAAGTTATACCGGAAGATTACACAATTTATGAAAAAGAAAGTGATGATGACATGAATTACTTAGCAGAACAGAGAGAACGTGAGAAACGTATAAAAGAACGTGAGTTAAATAGATTAAAAGAACGTAAGCCACATTTATTTAACGGTACACCACAAAAACATTTATTTGATAAATATTGCGTTCACTTATTCGATAACAATGTATTTGCCAAAGTCAAAACAGATCAATACGGCAATGTGCAGAGGGGGTAGCGGAATGGAATTACATGAATTAAATCCAGGCGATGACATTTGGTTTAAATATCCTAAAGCTAAAACATCATTCCCGGCAGTTGTGGAAGAGTTGAATTATAACTTTAATGGCGAACCTTACCTTAAGGTTCGTGTTGGTAGTGAGTTAGTAAAGATTGATGATAGATACGACATAGTAAAGGTGTAGATGAAAATGACAATTATTAGTAATAAAAAAGTAGACATGGTGGATAAGCCAAAACAATACACATACGGTGACATCGAAGTCATAGATTTTATTGAACAAGTAACGAAAGATTACAAACCAGAATTAGCATTCAGTATCGGTAATGCAATCAAATATATCAGTCGTGCTAATCATAAAAACGGCAAAGAAGATTTAGATAAAGCACGTTGGTACTTAAATCGTGCATTTGAGAAGTGGGAGGACGCATGAAGTTTATAGACATATGTAGTGGTATTGGAGGCTTCCGTTCTGCATTAGAGAAACACGGTCATAACTGCGTAGCATTCGCAGAAATAGATAAGTTCGCAAAACAAAGTTATAAAGCAATTTACGATACAGAGAATGAAATAGATATAGGGGATATTACGCAAGTTAGTGATGAATATTGGCAACAGTTTAAAGGTAAGTGCGACATTATCGTGGGTGGAACACCTTGCCAATCATTCTCTATTGCAGGCAAAAGAAAAGGTTTTGAAGATACTCGAGGGACAGTGTTCTTTAGCTATGTTAATGCAGTCAAGAATGTTGAACCTAAATATTTCATCTTTGAAAACGTAAAAGGTCTTATTAGTCACGATAAAGGAAATACAATTCGAACAATGTTGTTAGCATTTGATGAAATAGGTTATGAACTAGATTTTGATGTTTTTAATTCTAAATGCTATGGAATGTCGCAAAACAGAGAAAGAATTTATATCGTTGGAAGAAAGAAAGACGAAAACAATATCAGTTACGGGCAACAAAACATATTCGAATATATTTGAGGTGATTGGATGAAAAACCAAGAAGGGAGCAATCAATATGTCGAAAAAACTGCAGGAGTTGAAAAAATGGGCCTCGTTGAACATTACATTAACCAATTTGTTGCCAATAAATACTACGTGTAATGTTACAACACGACTAGTTGACATCTTAGAGAAAGACGTAGACGAAAGTTACTATTTGTCGGAATCGGGTTATCTCGCTAAGGAAGAGTTTGGACGCATGGGCAAACAAGCTGTTGAAACTATAAAAGAAAACATGGAAGAAATACGTGATGGTTACACAATTAATGCTTTTAATAAAACAATTGATAAAAGCGGTTTAAGTCCTACATTAACGACTAGACCAGAAGGGTTTAAAACAGCTATTTTACTTGTTGTTGATCAATTAAGGGTTAGAAAACTTACACCGTTAGAATGTTGGCGACTTCAGGGCTTTACAGATGAACAGTTTTATAAAGCTAAAAATAGCGGAGTGAGTAAATCACAATTATATAAACAAGCAGGTAATGCAGTGACCGTAAATGTAGTTGACGCGATTGTAGGTGAGTTGGAATGATATTATCCAACACAATTAACCAACGCTATCGCTATGCTACACAAGGCAAGACACCTACACAGATACAACAAGAATTACGCAAGCTAGGTGTCAACGGCTTTGTGGTTAAGGTAGCAGGAAGTAGAGTGACGATAAAAGTTAGTGAGTGTGACATAAAAAGGAACAGGGAGTGTTTGAGATGATTAAAATATATAAAAACAAAAACAATGAATTGGAATGTCATGTTAAATATGCAGGCTATGATTTTAAATTTCAGTGCATTAGAACAGAGTGGGGAGCTACGTATGAAGGAAGTAACACTCAAGAATATTTAGAGTTTGAAAATAATATAGATATCGATGGTGAAATTTTAAGTAATTTACAAAACACTATGCTCGATATAGTTAAAGTAGGCAACTGGTACGAAGATTTTTAAGGAGGACGAGTAAATGGCAGAAGTAAGAATGACATTAGAAGAATATCAAGATTTAGAAGATAGGTTATCAACCTTAGCGATGGCAAATCATAACCTTAAAGATGAACGCGATAGCTTCCGTAAGCAACGAGATGAACTCATCAATGATATGGCAGAAGTGAAAAGGAAGGCAGAGGCGCTTGATGAGATTTTAAACATTGACTATATAGTAGCGCCTGATGATTATGCACATGAAATCACAAAAATTGTAGACAAATACTGGGAGGAACAATAAATGAACACATTAGGACAATCAAAAACAGAAAACTTTGGCTCTTTAGATCAATTAGTAGAACAAGTCCAACAATGGAGTATTGATAAAGATTTACACAATGGTAATTCAGATAGACAAGCACTTAAATTTTATGAAGAAGCAGGCGAAGTTGCATCAGCGTTATCTCGTAGGCAAATGGACGCATTAAAAGACGGGATAGGCGATACAGTCGTTACATTAATTATATTGGCGCAACAACATGATATGACGTTACAGGAGTGTTTACAGTATGCATATGACGAAATCAAAGGGAGAAAAGGGCGTACTATAAACGGTACTTTTATTAAGGAAAGTGATTTGAATGGTTAGAGTACATTCAAATGTTGATGACTTTCCTTTAGCTGAAACGCCTACAAAAATGAAAGTTAATATTTTAGGACAAGTTTTTGGGAAATTAAAACCAGTTGAAAGGATTGTAAAAATAAGACCTAATGGTAAAAAAGTAATCTGTTACGATTGCGAATGTGAATGTGGTAACACCGTACTATTTCCTATGCAATATTTAACATCCGGAAGAAGAAAAGATTGCGGTTGTGTTAAACGAATTGTTCATTTAGATATTGTAGATAAAATATCTAAAGGCAAAGATTACCACAAGAATTATAGACGTGAATATACAAAAACTGAGTTTGGTTTTTTGAATAAATTATACTATGCAATGGCGTCAAGAAACAGAGAAAAAGGGTTTGGAGAATTACCGTTCAGCGTGCAAGAATTTACTACAAAATTTATTAAACATTATTCGTTTGTGAAGCTATTCGAAAATTATAAAAATAGTGGGTTTGATAGAGGTTTAGCGCCGAGTATAGATAGAATTAACCCTAATTTAGGTTATTTTTATGAAAATATGCAATTTGTTACTTCTAAAGAAAATGCAGAAAAAGGATTGCAAGAGTTTAAATTAGTTAAAAGTAGACCTATATCTATGTACGATTATAAAACTAAAGAGTTGATTATGAAATTTGATTGTGTAAAAGACGCTGTAACATACACAGGTTTACAACAAGGAAATATAAGTAAAGTTTTAAATGGAGATAGGAATAAAACAGGTGGTTATTATTTCGAATATGATCAGAAAGAAGATAGCGATGTACTAACTAAAATAAAGCAAATCTTAGGTAAGGAGTGATACCGTGCCACAATACCTAATACGACAATTCAAAGATAGCACAGGTCACATTCACACTGACATTGAGAAAGCACGCACAAACGAAACTCTCTCTATTGTTGAGGCAGAGAGTAAGGGAGAGGCGTTGAAAGTATATAAAGCGCAACGTCAGAAAGAGGCTTTGATGTCCGTCATTAAAGGTTATAAAAAACTTAAGGAGCGATTGTTTAATGATTAAACGCATACTAAAAATATGGTTCATCATCGGAATGTATGAACTAAGCAAATATCTAACTAACGAACTTATCGTTAAGTTGCAGAGTGAAGATGATGTGGACGCGCCACAAGATTTTAATCAACTTGATCACATTCATTTAAATGCGGAGGTTTCAGAGTGATGCAAATACCTTTAACTCAAGATTATATATTGGAAACCGAAGAAGGTCGATACTATAAAGATACTGTATCAATTCATGCAGGTAACAAAGTAACACATAAAGTTCTTGAAACAACAACAGATGTATACAAAGCTGAACGGTTTAGTGATAGAGATGTAGCTTATGAATTATCTAAAGCGTACAACTTCAAAGTTTTAGCACTCAACACTTATTTAGAGGAAGTGAATTAGTATGTGGATAACAATATCAATAATTCTCGCAATAGCATTACTGATTACATTAGGTAGTAACTCGATGTTGCGTAATGAATTAGATGCACTGAAATATACCAACGTATATCTCTTTAGTAAGTTTGTAAGAGAAAGTGATATAGAGGATATTGAACGTGAGATAGAGAGAGCGAAGAAACAGTTTAAGTAATGGAGGTAATCATTTGTACACACACGAACAAATAAGGGATATGATATATAGTTATCATTGGCGCAAGAACATACTTATAGATGAAGGGTACATTCAAGATAGTAATGGTACAGCCCAGTATGGTATTGAAGCAGCTATGCCAAAGCCACAAGGTAAGACAACAGATAAGGTACAAGCGATTGCTACTCGTAATTATGTGTTATCGAGAATACATGATGAACATATAGAAGTTGTATCGTTCATAGATAAGTATGAACATAACATTAACAATGATATGAACTTGAATATTCTTTATCTATTTAAGAAAGGAAAAAAACCTAAAGATGTTCGAGAGATAATGAACATTGGAAGAACAAACTTAGATAGTCGAATTAATGAGATCGTAAACGTTTATGTAAAACAACAAGATAAACACAATCAACAACTTCAACAACTTCAACAAGATAAGCAACATTAACATTAATTTTGTATATGAATAAATAAAACTTATAATTGAATTGTGATAATAATATCTAACAATCAGAAAGAACATTCAACTTCATTGTTGTTTGTTCTTTTCTTTTTGTCTTGAAAGAAGTGAAATCATTTGTCATTCATTCAACCAAAGATTAGACAAGGACGAAAGACGATGACAGAGAGCGAGTACAAGGCACAAAGGGAACGTAATAGGCAACGTAATGCTAAGCAGTATAACGCACACACGAGATATGGTAAGGATAGCAAGTATATGGAGTTCTATCATTCAAAAGAGTGGAGAAACAAGCGTAAACAAGTGCTATTACGAGATAAATATCTGTGTCAGTCGTGTCTTAGAAAAGGTTACGTTAATCCAGTCAAAAAAGGTCAACGTTTTTACGTTCATCATATTGTTGAATTGAAAGATGATTGGGAAAAACGATTAGATATAAACAACTTGGAAACGGTATGTGCTGAGTGTCATTTAGAGAGCCATAGAGGGCAAAGACGGAAACGATGAACAATGTATCGAAAATTTAAGGGAGGGCTTGATATACCCCCTGTCTGATACACGTAGGGCGTAATCGCTCGATAACTTTTTTGCGACCAAATTCCCAAAACTCAATAACGAAATGGAGGTGTTTCAATGGCTAGACCACGTAAATTGAATGCGACAAAGCAAGGACATAGAACTAAAGAAGAATTAGAATGCCAAGAACTTAAAGAAAATGGCTTATCTCAATTTAATAAGATTGATGTTAAGAGTGTTCCGTCTGATTTAACTAAAGAAGGTAAAAAAGAGTGGAAACGCATCATTCCTTTGCTTGAACAATTACCTATCGCAGAACTTGATTATGATCGTATCAAACGTTACTGCCAATTAGTATCACTTACAGATGAAGCGTATTGTCATATTATGCAACATGGCACAGTGAATGAAGAAGGTACAAAGCGAACACCTCAATATTTCACTTATATGGATGGCTTAAAAGAACTTAAATCAATCTGTGGTCAATTAGGAATGACGATTGACAGTCGAATGAAGTTGGTTGTCCCTACACCTGATGAGCAAAAACAATCGGTTTACGATAAATTTGGTGTTGATGACGATGACTAACGTAAAAATTAATAAAGAGTACGAAAAACTGTTAGATATTCCTAATGAATATAAAGATGATGCTTACAAATACTGTGTCATGGTACTATCTGGCACATTTATTACTTGCAAAGATACACAACTTGCTTGTATTAGACATTTAAAAGATATTAAGCGAAGTATTGAAGATGATAAGTTTCCTTATATATATAAACCTAAACGCGCAAAGAAAGTTATTCAATTTATTGAAGTGTTGCCAGATACAAAAGGTAAATTTAATAAACTCGCATTGTTTCAGAAATTTATCGTATCAATGGTAAGAGGTTGGTTTACTGAAGAAGATGATTATTTAAGATTTAATAAAGCGTTTATATCAATGGCTCGTAAAGGTGGGAAATCGCTTTTAGTAAGTGGTTTGACACTCTACTCATTCTTATTCGATAGAGAACCAGCAGAAGGTAGACAAATATTTTGTGCTGCAAACGACAAGAAACAAGCTAGTATTGTATTCAATATGGTAGCTAAACAACTAATGTACTTCATCTCTCAAGTGCCTGAACTAAAAAAAGACGTTAAAAAGGTTAGAGAACTACTACAACATACAAAAGATGGCTCATACGTTATGCCTCTCTCTCGTGATACAGGGGCAGTTGACGGTTTTGAGCCATTTTTAGCTGTTATAGATGAATATCATGCTGCAAAAACAAATGAAATGCTAGAACTTATCCAATCAGGTCAAGGTAACTTGATGCAAAGCTTAATCTTTATCATCTCAACGGCAGGATTTAATCTAAACGCTCCAATGTATATGGATGAATGGCCCTATGCTAAAGAAATACTTGCCGACACTTACCATGATGAACAATATTTTGCGATAATCTTTGAACAAGATAGCGAGGAAGAATGGCAAGACAAAACCATGTGGGCAAAAAGTAATCCACTTATCAATGAAAATGATGATCTAAAAGAACAGATTGAAGATTTCTTACAAAAACGAGTAGATGAAGCAGTTAAAAAAGGTACGATGTTCCGAGTATTAGTTAAAAACTTTAATTATTGGATGCAAGCATCAGAAGAAAGCTATCTAGATTTTAACGACTGGAAGAAAAATGAAACTGAATTCGATATTAAAGGGACTAAAACATATATCGGACTAGACTTGTCTCGTGCAGATGACTTAACCGCAGTATCATTTATACATTTAGATGAGGTTAAGAAACAATATTTTGTCACAAGTCATTCATTCGTTGCTACTAAAGGTGGACTTCAAGCAAAAATCGAACGTGACCTAATAGATTACAGACAAATGGCGCAACATGGTTATTGCACAATTACTGACTTACAAAGCGGCATTATCAACAGTAATCAAGTATTAGATTACATTGAAAAATATATCTTAACTAGCAATTTAGATGTTCAAGCTATTTGTTATGATCCACATGCTATTCACGGGTTTATTGCAGAAATTGAAAAACGAAATTGGCGTTATGAATTAATTGAAATTCGTCAGGGCGCTATGACGTTATCTAATCCAGTCATTGACTTTAGATTAAAAGTTATAGACGAACAAATTAAACATCATAAAAATCCATTACTCGATATCGCAGTTAAAAATGCAGTGGCTAAGAATGTAAATGATAGTGTCATGATTGAGAAAAAACTTAATCGTGAAAAGATTGACCCATTAATGAGTACGATATTTGCATACGTTATAGCAAGCGAGCATGAATGGGATAAAAAACGAGCATTACCAGTATTTATATAAGGAGGTGGAACGTATGGAAATAGCAAAGAATATTATTATCTTACTATTAACCTTAATTGGCATTATCTTAATTGGATATGGTGCATATTTAGCGTGGAAACCATTAGGTTTTATTGTTGCTGGACTACTTGTAACAGGCTTTGCATTAACACTTGACCAGCCTTTTAAGGGAGGAGGTGGAAATAGTTAATGGGCGTATTTAATTTCAATGGTTTCAGACGTAGTAATGAAGTAACAGTTGATAGAAGTACTTTACGTATGATTACAGAGGCTAATGGTTTAGGCGGTATTACATGGAATGGTATTAGTTCATTAAGAAATAGTGATGTATTTACTGCAATTGACATTATCTCTAAAGATATTGCAAGCACCAGTATTCAATTTAATGATAAAGATAGCTATTTAGATGATGATAAAAAGATACTTAAACTACTTAATAAGCGACCTAATCCATATCTTGACGCATGGCACTTTAAATATATTATTGTGGCTAACATGCTTTTAAACGGTAACTCGTACGTTGAAATTGTAAGAGATGATAAAGGGCAACCAATAGAACTTTACCACATGAAAAATAGCGCAGTATCTATTGAACAAATCGACGATAAAATTAAGTACAACTACATTGATGAACGTGACGGTCATGTCCGTTTTGATACAGAAGATGTACTTCATTTTAGAATGTTTTCAGTGGACGGATTTAACGGTTATAGTCCTTTATTTGCTCTAGCTAATGAAATTGGCATTTCAATGGGAAGTAAGAAATTCTTAGATGAGTTCTTTAAAAATGGTGGTACTTCTACTGCAATACTTAAATATGAAGATGGTCGTTATTCTGATGAAGAATTAGAGATAATCAAACAAAATTTTGAAAACAGTCAATTAAAGAATAATAACGGTTTAGTTATGCTAGATGACACAATGACTTTTGACAGATTAAAAGTACCAACCGAAGTGTTGAACTTTTTAAATAGCTATAAATTTAGTACCCAACAGGTTGCTAAAGCGTTTGGTTTGCCGTTGTCTAAACTAGGTATCGAAACTGTGAACACTTCTTTAAAAGATAGTGGTATCGAGTATTACAGAAGTACGTTATATCCAATATTCTCAATGATGAATGCAGAAATCGAAGAAAAGTTATTTGCACAATCACCATATGAAGTGACACTTGATTATGATGTAGCACGTTTAATTGATAGTGATCCGGATGTAAAACTTGAACGTGTTACACAGTTATTTACTAAGAAGATTATTACGTTAGATGAAGCTAGAGCGCAATTCGGCTTTAAACCAGTAGAAAATGGCAGTGAACCACTCGCTGATTTAAACACTATATTCTTAAAAGACTTATCAGCTTATCAAGATAGTAAAGTTCAGAAGAATATAGATAGCCTCAATAAAGGAGGTGATGAACCGGGTGGCATACAGTCAGATTGAAACAACTACCGATGAAGAAATGGTAGTAGAAGGTTATGCAATTATTTTCGACACATTAAGCGATGACTTAGGAGGGTTTAAAGAAATTATAAGTCCGACTGCACTAAGTCAGGTAGATGTAACAGACGTTAAGTGTTTAATCAATCACGATTATAATCAAATCGTTGGTCGTACATTAGCAAATACGTTAGAACTAACTGTTGACGACAAAGGTCTTTATTTCAAATGTTTTTTACCAAATACAAGCTATGCGAGAGATATTTATGAAAATATCAAAGCAGGTAATGTAAACCAATGCAGCTTTTTTTATACACTCCCTATTAACGACGATACTGCAAGAACATGGTCAAAGATTAACGGTGAATATGTACAAACGATTAACACGATTGATGAATTACTAGAAGTGAGTATTGTTACTCTACCAGCGTATCGAGATACGTCGGTTGTCGTAGGGCAACGTGCTAAAGGTCTCGACAAATTTAAAGAGTTAGAAAAGTATAAATTAGAATTCGACTTAGAAAGCTTACGTGTAGATACGTAGGCTATTTTTATGCCGAATTTTAATAAATAAATTAAAGGAGTGAAGCTAATGGCTACATTAGATGAACAAGCTAAGTCGATTAATGATTTAATTGACCAAGCACAAAAAGCAGTCGCAGATGGAGATGTAGAAACTGCTAGAAAGTTAAAAGAAGAAATTGAACAAGCTAAAACAACTTACAATGAACAAAAAGAAATTGCTGACGCTGTTCAATCAGAAGAAAAAATCTCAAGTAATTCCGACAAGCCTGCATCTGCTGAGAAAACAGAAACAGAAGTAAAAAACGACAAGCCTGATGCAGAAAGTAAAGATGTAGAAGTAACAGAGAAAAAAGAACAACCAGAAAAGGTTGAAGTGAAAAAAGAAGCAGTTGAAGAACCAACTGATGAAGAATTAGAAGATAAAAAGAAACTAGGAGGCAAACGCTCAATGACAAGACAGATTATTGAAAATAAACAAAGCAAGTTATCTGATGAAGCTCAAGGCTTTGTAGATTACATCAAATCAAAAGGGGATAAACGTGACAACGTTAAATCAGTTGATGCACAACCTTTAATTCCAGAGGATATTAAATATGTGCCAGAAGAATTACCTGAAACGGTAGTTGACCTTAAAAAATTCGTAAACGTTCAACCAGTTACAACTGCTGCAGGTTCTCATCCAATCTTAAATCCTGCACAAGAAACAATGATTGCAGTTGAAGAATTAGAAAAAAACCCAGAGTTAGCTAAACCAAAATTCACTGACATTGATTACAAAATAAAAACATATCGTGGTCAAATTCCAGTATCTCAAGAAAGTTTAGACGATAGCGAAGCAAACCTTGCTCAAATCATTGCTAAAAACAATGCACGTCAAGCTTTGAATACAACTAACAAACAAATTGCAGATGTAATGAAAACATTTGAGGCAGTTAATACTGCTAACTTAGACGATATCAAAGCGATTATCAATGTAGATATTGATCCAGCTTACAATCTTTCATTAGTTGTGTCTCAATCGTTCTATCAAGCATTAGATACACTTAAAGACAAAAACGGTCAATATTTATTAAAACAAGATATCACTAGCAAATCAGGTACAACTTTATTTGGCCGTCCAGTATTTATTGTCAAAGATGAAATTTTAGGCGCTAAAGGCGATAAAAAAGCATTCATTGGCGACTTAAACTATGCAATCTTCTTTGCAGATCGTAAACAAGCGACTGTTAAATGGATTGAAAATGAAATTTATGGTCAAGTATTAGCAACTTACATGCGCTTTGATGTTGTAAAAGGTGTAGAAGAAGCTGGTCGTTTCTTAACTTACACAGGTACAGCTGGAGATTTAGGCACTGGCTCACCAGAAGCATAAAAGGAGGCTAAATAATGGCTAAATTTAAAGTATTAAAATCTTATAAAGATTTAGAGTTAGAAAAAGAATTAACTAAAAACGATGAAGTTGAAATGACTGTCAAACGTTCAGAAGAAGTTGAAAAAACTTTATCTGACAATGGTTTTGACGGTCCTTTTTTAGAGCGAATTCAAGAAAAGAAAAAGTAGGTGATTAAATGCTTACTTTGGAACTTGAAGAAGTTAAAAATCGTTTAAGAGTTGACCATGACTTTGATGATGATGAAATTTTAGGGTTGATACAAGCATCTGAACAAGAAATACAAGGTGCTGTAAGTGGTTATGGTAAAGCAGATGAATTTTATAAAGGTAACGCACTTTATAACTTAGCTGTGATTAACCAAGTTGGCCACCACTACGAAAATAGATCAACCACAAGTCAATTCGCTAAGCACAATGTAGCACCTTCATCACTAGCACTTATTCAAAGTTTGAGAGGAGCGTATGCTTTATGGAAATCGGAAGGCTCAAACATCGAATAAAAGTTTATGACCAAACTGAAACAGTCAATGATGAAGGTGTTTACGTAACAGATAAGAAGTTGATTGCCACTCCTTATTGCGAAGTGTCAAAAACTACAATAAAAGAATTTAGAGAAATGGGCCTAGAGGCAAGAAAGGGAACAATCGACTTTATTATCCGTTATCGACAAAAGACTGATATACAGTCAGATATGATAGTTGAATTCAAAGGAAAAGAATACAAGATTAAATATATCGAAACAGACTTACAAGACCTAGAACGTCAAATGTTGAAATGTGAGGTGGTAGAGTAATGGCTAAACAACGTTACGACAGTGATAAGGATATATCAGATAAAATCAGAAAATTAGTTATCAATAGTGAAAAGCAATCAAAACAGGCAGTAACAAAGGGTGCAAAACTCTATAAAGCTAACATTGAGGCTAATACACCAGTACACAAGCGACAAACTCATTCGACACATGCAGTAGAGGTATTAAAAATCTCTAATTTCAGTCGTGATGAACTTAATCCAACTAAAACAGTTGGTTTTGATAAAGGTCGTAAACGTAAAGATGCTGGTTGGTATATCCACTTTCCAGATGTCGGTACTCGTCCCTCTAATCGTTCTATGGGGCAACCACCACAACACTTTATGCGACGTTCATTAGAAATGAGTAAAGCGCCAATTCTCGCAATATATAAAGAAGCAGTGAGGAATATGGTCGATGTCGACTAGACACCCTATTGTACGTATATATTTGTGGCTAAAAGGCAATAAAGAATTGGAACAATTACTCAATTCTAGTAAGCAACCTAAAATATTTAATTTTGAAATTCCTGAAAACTATCAAAAAGCAGAATACACACCTTTAATAAGAATTACAGAAATATTATTGCAAAACACAATATACAGAGATGGCGATAGTGAATACTATCGTTTTTTATTTGCCATTGAAACATTTGGTAATGACATCAATGCCACTTACACAGTAAGTGAGTATGTGAACGACATTATCAAACAACACAATGGCAGAGTGATAAGCCGAGACCTTTCGAAAGATAAGGAACTCGGAATTTTTAATCAAATGAACGAATACGAAATAATTTTACCAGTAAAGGAGTAATTAATAATGGCAGATAAAAAAGTAGCAATTACATGTGAAGGTTTCAAAGCACGTCGTCAAGAAGGTAACGGTTTTGAAGCAGGAAAATTAACAGATGTACCAGGATTACAAGAAATCGAATTAGAATTAGAACAAGGTAACGAACCAGTATATGCAGATGGAGTTAAAAAATTAAACTTATTTAGTGGTATTACTGGTGCAACAGTTACAGCAAACTTAATGGAATTAAACAAAGAAGAACGCGAACAATTCTTAGGTGTAAAAATTGATAAAGGTATGGAATTATACACTTCTGATTTAGTACCTCCATATTTATCAGTTTCATGGAAATATCGTTGTAACGATGGCTCATTTATCTACTACGGTTTAACTCGTGGTAACTTCAACATTCCAAACACAAGTGCATCAACTATGGAAGATAGTCCAGAGCAACAAGACCAAGTAGAAATGGAAGGCTCATTCGTACAACGTGACACAGATAAATTAGTATTTGCTCGTATTCACAGTGCAGACCCAGATTTTAATGAAGAAGATTTCTACAAAGCTATTCACGGTGACGACGCAGTGACGACTGCTGATAATACACCAGCTGCATAAATGACTTAAGGCGACTGTAAAAGGTCGCCTATTTTTGTATACAAAAATAACTAATAAGGGAGTAACAATAACATGGCTAAAGTATCTTTAAAAATTGACGGTAAAAATAAAGTATTTACTAAAAATAAAATGACATTGGGTGTCATGAAATTACGAGGCGAATTTGAAAGCAAAATCGAAAACGCTTATGGCATGGTTTCAGAATTACAAGATGTTTATCGTAAACATCGTAATGTATTAAATCAATTAGAAAAAACGCAAGAAAAATTAGCAGATGCAGAAACAGATGAGCAACAAGATGCAATTTTTGATGAATTAGAAGAAATTGAAAACTCTGAAGAATATAAAGCGTTTGAGAACAAAATTGAGGAAGTTCGAGAAAACAATAAAGATAGTGAAGTGAACAACTTTAATATCTATGACGAATTAGCAACATTACTTGTGGAAGTGTTTGATAATCAATTTACTTACGATGACGTTATGAACGGTTTAGAAACTGATGACAACGAAACGCCACCAGAAATTTATGCTCGTATTTTCCGCACAGATGATATGGGAAAGCGCAAGAAAAAAGCGACTACAACAAAGACAAAACAGCAGACGAAGTCTTAGAAGATATTTATCTTGTGTATCGTCACTTTATCGAAGATGCACAGTATAAACCACACGAAGTGGACGCTATTGTTATGGAGGACTTCAACAAATACTTTAGCACTAAGAAACGTAAACGTAAGGCGTCTAAAGTCGCTAAAGCCGGTGCATTAAGTCCAGAACAAATGATGGCATTAATTTAATGAATAAGGAGGTGGGACAATGGCAGATTTTAATTTAGGTGCAGAGGTGTCTATGGATGTTGACCCCCTCAAAGCCTCATCTAAAACCTTAGAACGACAATTAAAAGGTATTAATAAATCACTACGTGAGCAACGTAAAGAGTTCAAACAAAACGAGATGAGCGCAGAACAACTTGCGAATATGGAGGGCGACTTAGGTCGTGCTATAAAGGCGCAAGAGGGGTTACTTGCTAGACGTAAAAAAGCATTACAAGATGTTAAAGATGAAATGGCTAAGAGTGGGAAAGCCACTGATGAGCAACGTATCAAACTGCAACAAGCAGACGGTGCTTATAAAAAGGCACAGAACCAATTAAATAGCTACACGAAAGAACTCAAAGACGTTCAAGTCGCTAGTAAAACGTTTGGTAAAACATCTGATGACATTAAAGGTAAATTAAACAGTTTAAGAAACGAAGTTAAATTAAACGAGGCAGAATTCCAAAAGTCTAGCAAAGCAACAAGTGATTATGAAAAGCATATCGATAGTTTATCCACATCACTCACTAAAAGTGAAAATGCAATCAAAGAATTAGAAGATAATTTAAAAATTGTATCTGATCTAAAAGGTGAGAATAGTCGTGAGGCTAAAAAATTAAGTAGTGAGATTGAAAAAGAACGTCTTTCGTACAGTCAACTAGAAGTCACTTTATCAAAAGTTAAAAATGAATTTGAAGATGTTAAGAATGAAAACTCTGAACTCTCTCAATCTATAAAAGCAACCGAAAAGTTCATTGACGATACTAAAGATAAAGTTAATTCATTATCTAACGAGTTAAAACAAAGTAGCACAAGTTTTAAAGCGTCGTCACAAGAGGCAGACGACTATAAAACACACCTACAACAATTAACCAACATTCAAACAAAACAAAAGAATGTGATTAATGAGTTAGAAGATGAATATAAGAAAGTTACAGCTATCCAGGGTACATCTTCGCAACAAGCAAGACAATTAAAGAGCGAAATCGACAAGCAACGAACAGCGTTCACTTCATTAGACACTCAAATTAACCAAGTAACTAAACAATATGATGAATATCGACTGGTCAACTCGCAAACTAACATCACATTAGGCGAGGCTAAACGTCGACTAGACAGTTATAATAACGCACTTGAAATGAACACAGTTAAATTTAAAAGTGCTAACAAGTCGGTCGATAATTATCAAACACAATTAAATCATACTAACGCTACAATTACGCAACATAAGACAGTTTTAGAAGGCTTAGAACGACGTTATGAAGAAGTAGCAAACGCACAGGGACGCAATAGTGTAGAGGCTGACAAAGTAAGAAATGAACTGTATAAAGAGGCTATCGCACTTCAAGTAGCACAAAATAGAGCCGATGAATTATCTGATGAACTCGAAGAAGTTGCTAGAGCGCAACGTAAAGTTGCATTAGCTGGAACGCTAATGACTGCTGGTTTTGCAGGCGCTAGAGATAGTGCAGATAGAATTGCTACTACACTGCGTAGTGTGGGCGAAGTTACTCAGGGCGTTGTTGGTGAGATTATGGCAACGCAATTCACTAACTTAGTGCCTATCATGGGTTCGGTTGTTAGTGCAGGTGCCGGCGTTGGTGGTATGGTTACTGCTTTAAGTGGTGCTGCAATTGGTATGGGTGGCTCATATGCTATCGCATTAGGTGCAGTTAAAGCATTTACAGGTCAAGCGACATACGCACTGAAAATGTTAGAAGACGGCACACTCTCAATCACTTCAGAAACGGCAAGATACCAACAAACATTAGCAAGTCTAAAATCGCAGTGGGAAGGCTTAATCGCTCAAAACCAAGCTAAGATATTTAATACTATGACAAATGGTATTAATATGGCAAAAACAGCACTCTCTCAACTTAACCCGTTTTTAACTACAACGGCAGGTCAAATTGAGCGTTTCAGTAGCCGTTTGTTAAATTGGGTTAATACTTCAAATAATGTAAAAAATGCATTCAATATCTTAAATACACAAGGAACGCAAGCATTCGGTCATTTATTAAATGGTGCTTTCCACTTTGTTGACGGTACTGTGGCAGTGTTTAATAAGCTAAGTCCATTATTTGTGTGGGCATCTAAAGGCTTTGAAAATATGGCATTATCATTTAGACGTTGGGCTAACAGTGTAGAAGGCTCACGAGCGATTAACAATTTCATAGAATATACAAAAACTAACCTTCCAATTGTTGGCCGTATTTTTGCTAACATATTTGGAGGTATTTTTAATTTATTCAGTGCTTTTAGTGGCCATTCCCACAATGTGTTATTAGGTATCGAGAGTGTAACGGAAGGCTTTAAAAATTGGAGTGCAGAGTTAAAACGTTCTGACGGTTTTCAACAGTTTGTACAGTATTTAGAAACGAACGGACCGAAAGTTTGGACTTTAATTAAAAATATTACTGGTATTCTGTGGGGGCTTATAAAAGGTATGGCGCCAGTTGGTGCCGTAACATTAAGTGTTACAAATGCGATTACTGGTTGGATGTCTAGCATGATGAATACACACCCTATTATCGGTCAATTAATTGGTAGCATTGTTGCCGGTGGTGGTGCATTACTACTATTTTTAAAACCTTTATTCTTAATTAAAGGTGCATTGGGTGGTATGCGTGGTGCATTACTTGCTGTTACAGGCGCACAAAAATTATTTGGTGCTACGGGCGCATTTGCAACGTTAGGAATGAAACGACAAACGCTACAAACTAAGATAGCAACAGTTGCCACTAAAACTTGGGCGTTAGTGACTAAAGGTGCAGCATTAGCGACTAAAGGGTTAGGCTTAGCCATTAGATTTATGACAGGTCCAATTGGAATAGCAATCACTGTTATAGGTGCATTAGTCGCAGGTATCATATATCTTTGGAAAAACAATGAAACGTTCCGTAATTTCGTCATTAATGCATGGAATGCCATCAAGAATACGGCTATCTCTGTTTTTGGCTTTTTAAAACCATATATCATCAATATTTGGAATGCAATTAAGAACGGATCAATTGCAATTTGGAATGGCATGAAAGCTATTGCAAGTGCTACATGGAACGGTATTAAATTTGCGATACAAAACCCAATTCAGGCTTTAAAAATGGTAATTACAGGAATTTTCACAGGTATAAAAAATGTATCGTTAGCTATTTGGAACGCTTTAAAGACTGGTGTAATAACGATTATTAGACTTTGGGTGTCTACAAGTATGGCAACATTTAGAGGTTTAAGCACATTCTTTAGTAACTTATGGAATGGTATAAAAAGTGTTGCAATTAGAGCATGGAATGGAATTAAAAATGGTGTGTTAACAATAATTCGCTTGTGGATAGCTACAAGTAAGGCTACTTTTAACGGTTTACGTAGTTTCTTCATAAATTTATGGAATTTTATTAAAAATATAAGTATAAAAACTTGGAACACTATTAAAAATGGTGTTTTAGGCGCAGTACGGTTATTAAATACGGGTGTCCGTAAAATCTTTGGAACATTACGCTCATGGATAATATCTACATGGACCTCTATTAAAAATAAGGTCGTTGCATTAGCAAAATTATTGTACGTAGGTGCCAAAGCAGCCTTTAATTCTTTATGGAATGCTACTAAAAAGATATTTACCACACTCAAGAATTGGGCTTTAAACAATTGGAGAGCACTCAAAAACGGTATTGTAAAATTAGCAAAAGCAATCTACACAGGCGTGAAAAATGCCTTTAATAGTTTGTGGTCTAGTACAAAAAATATTTTTAATAAACTAAAAAACTGGGCAATCAACACATGGCGCTCATTAAAAAATAGTGTCGTAAAACTTGCTAAGTCTTTATATTCGAGTGTCAAAAATACATTTAACAATTTATGGTCAAGTACCAAGAATATTTTTAGTAAATTAAAGAATTGGCTCGTTAATACGTGGCGTTCTATTAAAAATAAAGTTACTGATTTAGCAAAATCTTTATGGAACGGCGTCAAAAATACGTGGTCTAAGATGAAATCAGGCACACACAACACAATGTCAAAAATATCTAGTGGTACCAAGTCCACATGGCGAGGGATGAAAAATTCAGTCGTCGATATTTCAAAAGCGTTGTGGTCCAAAGTACGTGGTACGTTCACTAATATGCGTGACGGCTTGAAATCTATCATTGGCAAAATTAAAGATCATATCGGTGGCATGGTCAACTCGGTTAAAAATGGTTTGAATAAATTAATCGATGGTGTCAATTGGGTAGCAGGTAAATTAGGCATGAAAGACTTACCTAAAATCAAGTTACACACAGGTACAGAAAGCACTCACACACAAAACTATGTGACTAATGGTAAGTTAAACCAAAATACTTTAGCTACTGTTGGAGATAAAGGTAAGGGCAACGGTCCTGGAGGCTTTAGACACGAAACAATCATACCGCCTAAAGGTAAACCATTTATAACTCCAGCTAAAGATACGACTATGCCGTTATCTAAAGGTACTCGTATTTTAAATGGTGCGCAAACACATGCTATGTTAAGTAACGGTATGACACCTATGTTTAATACTGGAACTATACCTCGTTTTGCTAGTGGTACTAAGAAAAAATTATTCCAAGCAGTAGGAGAAACTGCAGGAAAGTTTTTTAATAGTGCAAAAAAACTAAAACACAATGCTATGGATAGTATTGGCGATAAAACCAAACAAGCTAAAGAATGGGGAGGCGAAAAGCTTTCTCAAATTAAAGGTGCAGTAGGGAAAGGCACTAAATGGCTATCGGATAAAGTTGGAGACATAGCTGATTGGGTTGGTAAACCTGGCAAATTACTTAATAAAGTGCTTGAAGCGTTTGGAGTAAATATGGACGCATTCGGAATTGCTAAAAGCGCAGAAATACCATACAACTTAATGAAAGCTATGTTTGGAAAATTAAAAGAAGCTGCTAAAAACTTGATTGATGGTTGGTTAGAAGATGAATTTAGTGGTGGTGGAGGGTATAATCCATACACCAAATCACCATTCCATATGACAAGAGGATGGACACCTTCAGGACATGCAGGTATTGACTATGGTGCGCCGACAGGTACACCTATTCCTTCGCCGATAGACGGTAAAGTAATTCAATCATGGTTCTCACCTAACCAGCCATCTGGCGGTAATGAAACTCAAATTTGGGACGGACAAAAATATACACATATTTTCATGCATCAATCTAAACGTAAAGTAAAAATTGGCGACAGAGTTCATCAAGGTCAAATCATCGGATTAGTAGGTAATACAGGTAACTCGTTCGGCTCCCATTTACATTGGCAAGTTAACAAAGGAAAAGGATATTTAAACAACCATCCAGATAGTGTAAACCCATTAACATGGGCTAAACAAGCAGCTAAAAGTGGTGGTGGCGTAAACAAAGCTGCAAGTGCTTGGAAACCAGATATTAGACGTGCAGCTAAAGCAATTGGTGTGCGAGTATCTAGCGCTGATGTGAATGACGTTGCTCGACTTATCCAAACAGAAAGTAGTGGTAATGCAGGGGTTACTCAACAAATTCAAGACCAAAATAGTGGTGGTAATGAAGCACAAGGCTTACTACAATATACTCCAGGTTCATTTAGCAGCTACGCAATTAGAGGGCATAAAAACATTAAAAACGGTTACGACCAATTACTCGCTTTCTTCAACAACACAGATTGGAGACAAAACTTATCATATTGGAAACGTCGTATGGCTAGTGGCTTAACTGGTTGGGGTCCAACTGGTAGTCGTAAAAAATATGCCACAGGCACTAACAATGCTCGTAAGGGTTACGCTACTGTGTTTGAAAAAGGTGGAGAAATCATGAACTTACGAGGTGGCGAACAAATTATCCCTAACGATGTATCAATTGCAGCAATTGAACGTGTCATTAATAGTGATATCTTCAATCGTACTCAATCGGCAGTATATGAAGGAATTTCTCGCTTTGCAGATGGTATTAGAGAAAAACAACAACAAGAAAGTGTAGAAAAAGCAGAATTAAGACGTTTACAAACTGAGAATACTGACATTAAAGAACAAAACACTTTATTAAAAGCAATTTTAGGTAAGATGGATGCATTACTTAACATTAATAATGACATCAACCAATCTAACCAAGAAATTAGAGATAAAAACTATTTCCCTAGCAGTAAAGAAATGACTAGAATGAATAATGAAAATAACGCATTGAATAATGCAACGAGTTTAATGAAAAGATAGGTAGATGATAATATGACATTCATTCTCTATGATCCTAATATGAATAAATTAGAATATCCAGTCGGCGTAATGCCACTGGATATTTCTGTTTCTTCTATAGAAAAAGAAAGAGTTACTGAAAATATAGAAGGTATTCCTGGAACTATTGATTATGGTTTCAACTATAAAAATAGAGAAATAACACTAAAATTTGCAACAGAACATTTTCACGATACGTTTGATTTCAGATTACAAAGAGATGAATTTTTCTCCTTATTAGATAGCCAACCTTACTTTTATCTTTGTGATATTAAATTGCCTACAAGAGTGATTAAAGTTACATTTGATAGCGTTTTTACACCAGAACGTTACGGCTATTGGTATTCAACCTTTGATGTTAGCCCTACAAATGTAGGTATCCCTTTTTGGCAATCACGTTTTACCACTCAACATATACAACAGTATAAGTATGATGCGGATAATGAAATGTTTGGTTTAGGCGATAATATACATCTTGATTATTTAGATTATTCATTTGGCAATTATGAATTTGACGTATGGAATGGAGGTAATGTTGATTTAGACCCTCGTGATATGTATATAAAATACACATTAAATAATGTGACAACTAATGGAAATTTAACAATCGAGAATGTAACCACTGGAGAAATTTTTGTATTTAAAGAAAGTTTAGTCAATCAAACGCTATACGTAAATCAAACCAAAGTTAATGTGGGCGTAGTGAACAGATTGAGAGATAGTAACAGAAAATTTCCTACAATCAAAAAAGGATTAAATCATTTTAAAATTACAAATTGTTCATATAGCAGTATAGATATAGATTTCAGATTTTTATGGAAGTAAAGGAGAGTATTTTATGGGCAGACGAATTGTTGATGCGCTTTGGGATAGAGGTAATTTAAAAGATATAAATGATAATTTTAAAGAGTTGTTTGATGATCAATTAATGGCAACTGAATTAAAAACATTTGCACAGAATATTTTAAATCAAGCAAACAAAGTTAATAGCGAGAATGGGAAAGTGCAGGAACAACTTAATCAAATCGTTTTAGATAGTAATAATGCTAACGCAGAAGTAGCACAAGCTAGAGGGTCTTTTAAATTATTAAATGAACGTTTAGATGCAATGAATAAAGCAAGTGAAAGGGGAACAAGTACACAGCCAGACTTTGTTGATAAACTTAATCGTTTAGTAAATTTTGATGAAATTCAAGTCAAAAAAGTTAGTGACAATGCTTTTACGGTATCTAACTTTAACAAAGCGGCTAAACGACATGTAACAAATGTGTTTCAAAAAAACGCAAATGATGACTATATCATATTATCCGAAAGCTATGTTGGAAGTACAACGGTTAGTGAACTGAATAAAGATTTTGTCAATTACTCAAAAGTAAGCGGAACAATAGACACAACTTATGCTACGCACTATACAACAGAAATAGGTACTAAAATAAAAGCGAATATTACTGGAACAGAAATATATATGCGTCGATTTGGAGATAATCGTGGTGGCATGTGGGAGTTTGTTATCGATGGAGATACTTCCAACAAAATAAAAGTTACAAACTATAAAGCTACTTCAGGAACAGATGATTTTAAAATAATTGGTGGTTTGGAAGATAAAACACATTTGATTGAAGGTACTTTCATTGGAGCCGACCCTAGTAACTCACCTACCGGAGGTACTGCAAGAGGTTGGTTAAGTTATGCAGATGCTAACGGCGTTGGAAGAACATTCTTTTCAAGATTTACTAACGAAAATATGACAAGAGAAAATACTTTAAATGCTGCAATGAGCAATAAAGATTTTGCTTTAAGAATTAAACCTTCAGGTTATTCGGGTGACTATCACTTTGTGCCTGAACATAATGCGGTTGGCACTGCATTTAAAATAAACAACACTCAATTTTTATTAGACGGTAAACCTTTGGATATATTTAATTTACAGGTTGGTGTAAGCAGCAAAGGTAAAAAATTCACTTTAATACAATCCATGTATGGTCGTTACCCACTTACTAACGAAAATTTATTGAGGATTGATAATGTTCACGAAATATCGTTGAATTCAAGTATTAGGTTAATAGGTAAAGTTACTGTTCTGAAAAATATAGATATTCAAGACGGTTATTTTTTAATGTTACCAGTTACAACAGAAACAGCTTCAAGGTTAAAAACATCAAGATTTAACGACTATAATACTCAAATAACTGACGGTTCACAAACTAAATTAGCAGTAGAAAAAGATGATACAACTTCATTTATTTTTACAAGTGCTACGAATACAAATCTATTCTCATCTTTAGTTGTTAACGATCCTGAACGTTCAATTAGAAGTGGTGGAGATGGTAAATTTCCCGAGGGACAAACCGCATGGATAGAGCATAGAAACGCATCAATGCAAAAACTATATCAATCTATTTATCGTTTGTCATCGATTAAAGCTGGTACAAATTTATATTACGACGGTATTTATCTATCGGGAGAAATACCGAATGTTCACAATTTATTCTAAAGGTTAGTTTAATAGCTAGCCTTTTTATTTTGGAGGTGAATAAATGTTTGTAGATAAGTTATATATACGTGATTTGTATGGCGTGGAACACGCAATAGAAGGCACCGTATCGCATGAAATGGAGATTAATGGTGACGAACGTATTGATATAGAAATACCTTATACTTTTTATAATCAAGAAGTGTTGAATAGACAAGAAGATTTAAAATTTTGGATAGTAGGTTTTGAAAACAAAGAATATAAAGTGATAAGTAGCACCACCACAGGTTATGGAGATTATTATAAAGTAACGATTACTGCTATTTTAGATGTATTGCATTGGTTAAATAACCGCCGAATTTATGAACGGATTAGTGCTAGTCTAACGGTAACAGAGGCGTTTAATTTAGTTTTTAATGATACTCCTTACACGTATGTAATAAGTGACCCAGCGCCGTCAGAAAGTTTTGAAGGCTTAGGTGAAGGTGCCACTAGATTAGAGATGTTTAAAACATTTATCGAGCGTTATGGTTATGAGTTCAAAATTGTTAATAATGTAGTTTATTTATATACAATGATTGGGAACGATACCAATTTTGAATATAGATATAAAATAAACGCGTCAAATATAGTTAGAGAAACAAGTGCTGAAGAAATGTACACCTATGTGGAAGGTTATGCAGATTATGATGACGAAGGCGACGATAAGGACCCTACAAAAATTGCGAAATTAAGACCTGGAAAAATGAAAAATAACCCTTATATATCACCTTTTGCTAATTTAGTTGGAGAATTACATGCGCCACCCATACGTGACGGCAGAATAAAAAAAGAAGAAACACTATTAAAGCGAATGCAAGAAGTTGTGGATAATAGTTTTAAAATTAGTTTTACTGCAGATATTCATGACATGGAAAACAATGGGTATAATTACCAACATGCAGAACTTGGCGACCGTGTATTTTTAGTTGATGAGCGTATAAACTTAGATACCGAAATTCGAGTAGTTAAAATTGAACGTAATTTTGATGCTAGAGGTAAAATGTCTGATATTAAAATCACTTTTGGCACTCTTGGCGACGGAGAAACTTTTGCGTCTAATTTAAACAGTGCAATGGCTACAGTTAATGATTTGATGACTGGTAAAAAAGTTTTACCAAATGAAAGTTTAAGTTTAATTACGCAATCAATGGTAAAAAAAATACAGGATACATCTAGTGAATTGGTTTTTGATAACAATGGTATACACGCGATAGATAAACAGAATGCCAATAACATTGTTACCTTAAATAGTAATGGCTTATATCTATCAACAGACGGTGGGCGAACAGGTAAAACGGCTATCACTGCCGAAGGTATCGCAGCAAATGCTATCACAACAGGTTCTTTAAATGCAAATTTAATTAAAGTTACGGGCGGCGATAAAGATAAATATATTGAAATGCAATCAGATTATTTAACTTTATACGGAACGTTTAGAAGAACATGGCAAAAAGAAACTACCATAAATAATGTATATACTAGACTAAAAGACGGTCATTTAAGATTTAGAAATAACGATTTAAGCCGTTCATTATACTTTTCTGACTTTGGTATATCAACGTATATAGACGGTAGCCAAACAGATGCTTCAGGTACTTTAGAATTTTTTGATTATACTTATTCCACCGCAAGAGGTGTAACACTTAATTCAGGTATGGGGGTTGTTGCACTTAAAACAGATGCAAACCGTATAATGATAGACAGTAACCAAACTGTAAATATTGAAAGTGAAGAGGCATCTGTTTATGTACGACCAATGAAAAACAACAGAAATGGTAGTAATGAATTTAGATTTTGGGTCAAAGACAATAAAGCGGCAGACGATACTGACGGTGTACTTACTTACGGTTCTATTACATCAGGTTCGGCTTTTGGCTCAGGTATTCGATTTGATAAGAATAAAAGTACAAATTTTGTATACGCAACAAATAACAACGGAGATATTGGGACAGGTGATTTTTATGCTCGTGATTTATACGGTATGTTGCGTGCTAAAGATACAAACGCTTATGTAGGTGTTGACGGTGCGTTAAGAGTAACTGACACAAAAGGCCTTAATGGTGGTAGCCCTAACTACAAAGATATACAAGCCAAAGATATTATGGCCAATTCGATTAGAACTGACGGCGGTAACTTTTACATTGGTTGTTCTACTGATGAGGTTAGAGTTACTAACAACTTATTGTATAACGGTGGGGATATAGGTTATAAACCAATCAAAGCATCAGATTTTAAAAATGCATCTTTAGAAGAATATAAAGAAAACATAAAAAAATGGAATTTTGATGCATTGAAACAAATAGCTTATGAAACTGAACTATATTCATTCAATTATAAGTCTGATGAAAATAAAGAAACGAAACATGGTTTGATAATTGGTGAAGGTTATAAAACGCCCAAAGAACTAATCAGTGGTGATAGCGTTAATTTATATGCCATGATTACGTGGGCATTTAGAGCCATACAACAATTAAATAAAAAAATTGAGGTGCTAAAAAATGATAGATGAAAAAGACATTAAAATAGCAGTAATGAAAAAACAGATTGATGAGCAAAACGAATTTATTATTAATCTTCAAGTACAAATCGAAAAATTATATAGAGAGAAACAAGAACTTGAAGAACAATTAAATGAGGTGTAGCACATGAAAGACAACGAAATAACATTCAAAATGTTTTCAATCTTGATGATTAGTGTTGGCCTATTGATGTTTGAACGTGGGTTCTTTTGGACTAAAGAACAAAATGATGTGCTAGATGATAGTGATTTTTACATGGCACTACATCAAATCATGCCAATTTGGATGTGGGGTATTTTAGGCATGTTATTTAGTATACTCATCATCATTGCGCCATTCTTTTTACCTAAGCAACATCTCAACAATAAATTTAATTACTTATGCTTAATAGGAGGTACCGGAAACGGCGTCTTCTATTTTTTAATGACTTCGGCATCCATATTTAATGCGATTAATTGGTTGACACCTTTGCAATTTGCAACGTTTACCACAATCAATATTTTAATAGGTTTTTACGGGGGTGCTGCAGTTGTCAGAAAACGATAGCCGTTTTGTAACACGTACAGAATGGCTCGATAACAACATTAAGGTTGACGAAAAGATAGATAAAGTTGATAGAAAACATACAGATGCTTTAAACAACTTATCTGTAAAAGTAGAACGCCAAAGCGTTTTACAAGAACAATCATTAGAAAGTCAAAAGAAGTCAGAAAAACACCTAGAAAAATTGTCAGAAACTATGGGCAGTTTTGGAACTAAATTCACAGATATGGAGTATCAAGTAAAGGATCATAGTAGACAGCTCGAAACTGTTAGCGAAGTGATTAAAAAGAAAAAAGATTATAGCGCAACAGTTGTAGGTGCAGTGATAACTGGTATTTTTGGCGTAATAGTAGCGTCAATCGGTTTTGCAGCTGCATTCTTTTAAGTCGGCACTTATGTGTCGGCTTTTTATTTTGAATAAGGAGTGAGAAGATGAAAACAGATGTAGGTTCAATCGTTAGAACAATTGTATTTATTTTAGCTTGGGTTAACCAATTTTTAGCTACTAAACATATTTCCCCTATTCCAGTAGACGAAGTGACTATCAGTTCTATTATTACTGGTGCAGTTTCCTTGTGGGCTTGGTGGAAGAATAATAATTTCTCTCACGCAGCACAAAAAGGACAACAAAAAATACATGAAGTTAAAGCAGGTACAGACTCAACAGGGGCTGCACCTCAAATGAATGGAGATGATTTCTAATGACATCAATTAGAACGTATAAACAAGCTATAAGTTATTTAAAATCAATGGAAGGACACGCCTATAATCCAGACCGTGCTTATGGTTTTCAGTGTGTAGACGCTGCAAATCAATATTGGTTGTACCTATTCGGTCATACTTTAAAAGGTGTAGGCGCTGCGGATATTCCGACATGGAACAATTTTACTGGTGAAGCTACTGTTTATGAAAATACATTGTCATTCTTAGCTAAACCCGGAGATGTCGTAATATTCAACAGAAATTATGGCGAGGGTTATGGTCATGTTGGTATCGTCATCTCTGCTACTTCTAACTCTATAACGATACTTGAGCAAAACTGGTTGGGTGGCGCTTACTGGACACCACCAGAAGTAACGACACGACGCACACATGGTTACGATTTCCCTATGTGGTTTATTAGACCGTTCTATGCTAAAGAAACGACTAAAAACAAAGTTAAAAGCAAAACTAAGCCAGTTAAGAAAGCGAAAGCTAAGGAAGGAAAGAAAATATTACTCGTTGCTGGTCATGGTAAAGGTGCTTATTCAAATGATCCCGGTGCAGTGGCAAATGGATATAATGAACGTGATTTCAATCGTAAAAACATCATACCAAGAGTTAAAAAGTATCTTGAAAGTGTAGGTAATACAGTTGTTTTATATGGTGGAAAATCAATGAACCAAGACTTGTATCAAGATACGCTATATGGACAACGTGTAGGTAACTATTCAGATTATGGTTTATATTGGGTTAAAAAGAATGTGAAACCTGATGTGATTGTAGAATTCCACTTAGATGCTGCTAGTCCACAAGCAAGTGGCGGACATGTTATTGTAAGCGACAGATATCCAGCAGACGATATAGACAAAGCATTATCCAGCGCTCTAGGTAAGACAGTTGGCAAAATTAGAGGTGTGACACCTAGAAACGATTTATTAAATGCTAACGTTACAGGTCAACTCAATTTAAATTACAGATTGATTGAGTTAGGTTTCATCACTAGTAAAAAAGACATGGACTATATCACTACACACCTAGATAGTTTTACTAAGCGTATTGCAGAGGCTATTAATGGTAGACAAATCAACGCGCCTAAGAGTAAACCTTCTAGTAAAAAGACAACTTGGAACTGGGGAGGTATTTTCTATCCTAACGCACCTAAAAGTGGTATTAGAGTTAGAAGGTCGCCGGGTATCGATGGTACTATTGTTGAAAGTGGCTCGTGGTTATACGGAAAGACAGATTGGGTTGAATTCGACCAAGTTATTAAAAAAGATGGATATTGGTGGCTTCGCTTTAAATATCAAGCACCCGGTTCAAGCAAAAAAGACTTTTATTGCGCAGTTTGCAAGATTACCGATAAAAAACAACGCATTAAAAACGAAAGATATTGGGGTAAAATAGATTGGAAATGATATAATCAAATTACCACGACATTACACAAGGGTAGTCCTAGTGACTACCCTATTTTTTTATGTTAAACGTATACTTAAAAAATACAAAATGTTTATAAAATTTATATTCTTTATCTTAATATTAGGTTATACTGATATAAAAAAGTTTGGTGATGAAATGGAGTTTAAATTAAATTTACCTGAACAATGCCCGCCTGGAAATGCAATATCTGTTAATTTAGCGCCTGTATACAGATTAGTTGATGGAGAAGAAGTAAGTTCTTCTGATTTATTGAGTCATGTAGAAGCAGGTTTGAGTTTCCCACCTGGACAAGAATGTCAAGCCCATGCAATATCTTTATTCCAAGATATTGAGGGATGTAAAAGACAACAAAAGAAATTTAAAAAGCTAAGAAAAAAGAGTATATACCAAGGTCAAATAACAAAAGATTGTGGAGTTGTAGATATATATCTAAATAAGAGCCACATAAATTTATGGGTGTTTAAAGATATAGATTTATTAACAATCTTTAAAGGAGATGAAAATAATGAGCATCGAATTTGA